AAGTTATAAGCATTTTTTTTAATATGCTTAATATGATGATATTAATACAATTAAAAAATTAAAATAAAAGCTTTTAAAAAGCTTTATAAAAAACTTTAAATAATTCTAATAAATTATACGCTATAAATTTTTTAAAACAACAATAAAACTCTAATATTTTTTTCACCATTATTTTTAATTATTAGAAATAAATTATACAAAATTTGTATCATTTAAAACAATTGATAAATAAGGTTTTATAAAAAACAATCTTTGAAAAATATTGATTTTATTGAATAAAATTATTTTTTTCAAAAAAATTTGACATTTATTATTTTTTTTTATAATTTTCAAAAATTATATTTTTTTAAAAAAACGTAAAAAATAAGATTGCTTAAAAATATTGATAAATAAGGATTTATAAAACACAATCTTTGAAAAATATTGATTTTATTAAGCAAGATTGGTCAATGCTTTGAAAACACCTTAAATTAAGCCTTTTCAGAGGTGGTTTTGACCAACCTTAAAAAATTTTAAATAAGGGTGCTTAAAAATAAAAAATCAACAAAATTGACAAAAAATTACCTCAAAAAATGGTCAAAATTCGATAGTACAAATTTCAATTTTTTAGTAAGTTTTGTTGAAAATTCTTAAAAATACGACCTATTATTTTTTTTTTTAAGGTTGGTCAAAACCACCTCTGAAAAGGCTTAATTATAGGGGTTTTAGACCAGCCTTAGCAACCTTAACGATTTTAAATTAAAAAATACCATAAAATTCATTAAAAATACATTAAATGCCTTTAATATCAATGGTTTTGGCAATCTTTTTTTGTGTTTTTTTTATGTCAAAAAAATGGTCAAAAAACAATGTTTACGGTCGAACTTTTTTTTGACATTTTTAACATTTTGTTATAATAAAAGTGAACTTCGACCTTATATAAAGAAAAATAATAAAAGTCAATTTTTCAAAAAAAATCAAAAATATTTGACATTTTATTAAAAAAAATATATTATAATTTTGTTAAATATTTGACATTTTATTAAAAAAAATATATTATAATTTTGTTAAATATTTTTTAAAAATAAATTTAGGCTATTTGCAATATAAGGTTGAAAAATCACTTTTAAAGTTTGCCTTTAATTATTACGAAGTTAAAATTCCTTGTAGTGACTAGGGATTATTTAAAATAGATTTTTTTAATTTTTAATTTCCAACCACATATTGCAAATAGCCTAAATTTTTGTTTATATTTTTATTTATTTATTTATTTTTTTATTAAATAATTTTTAAAAAATATTTTTAAAATATATTGACTTTTTTATACGATTTATTATTATCCTAATTATAGGAGATAATAATAATGAGTAATGAAATAGTTTTAAATAAAAAATTAGAAGAAGATGTATTGTATTTAAATAAGATTTTTAATAATGGTTTAAAAGTAAAATATTTATATACTACAATCGGAACAAAATTTTCTGATATTAAAAAAGTTTATGATTATTTAGAAGCAGTTTATAATAAAGAGATTGAAAACAGATTAAATTTAAGTGAAGAGTTTTTAAATGTAATGTTAAGAAAAAAAAGGTTGGTAAGTGCTGGAAGTATGAATTATAAAAATTATATTGAAGCAAAGAAAACTAATAATGAAGAGCTTATAAAAAAATATAAAGAATTTTATAAAAATAATTATTATAGATTTTGGGCTTTTAATTTAGGTTATAGATACAGTATTATTTATAAAGAAAATCGTTTAGAATATTTAGATTTATTTAAAGATAGAAAAAGTATTGATGATAGTAGATTTGATGTTGGTTTAAATAGAAGAGAATTAGAATTATTAACAAATATAATTAAAAATAAAAAAGCAAAAGTAAAAAGAAATATAACTTTATTAAAATCAAAGTATGATGATACAGATAAGCAAAAATATATTGAATATAATGATACACATAGAAATTTATTTTATGAGCAAGCTTTAATATTAAAAGAATATAGTGATATAATGAATATAGATGTAGTAAGTAATTTATTTAAAAAGAGTAGTTTAGAAAAATTAACAGAAGATAGAATTAGAAAAGATATTACGCAAATTAAATTTAGAGTATGTAAAAAAACAATGAATATATTAAGAAGTATTAGTGAAGAAGGTTTAACAGAATTAGAAATGTTTAAGATATTATTATTTAGTACTATAGCTATGAGATATGTAAGATTAGAAGAGTTTGACATATTTGTAAAATGCGAAGAGGGTATGAATATTGAAAGAATTATTCCTTGTATAATTGATGAAGATAAAGAAGGTTTTATTATTTAATAATATTTTTAATAAAATAATATTTAAAATGTTGACAAATTATTTTATTTTGCTATATTTTTAAAATAAAAACTAATAATAAGGAGTAAATATGAATAATTCAGAATTAAAGAGATTACATAATAATATTAAAGAAAAATATAAAGAGGTAATTAAATATTATTTTGAAGAATTTAAAAATAATAAATTTAAATATTTAAATAAAAATAATTTTGAATATTGTTTTTTAAATAAAAATAATTTAAAAGATTCTTTTGTTAAAGAAAAAATTTATTATTTAAATGGTACAATAAATGAAATTTGTGAATCTTATATTTTAAAACTTAATCGAAATATTGTTACTATTTCTAGTTGTATAAGTGATTTTGATGATAATAATTATAATTTTAATATAGAATATATATTAGAATATATAAAAAATTCAATGTTTGTAGAAGAGTGTTATAAAAGTAAAATAGATTATTTTTATGAAGAATACATAAATTGTTTATGTGAAGGTGATTTTTTATTATTAAAAATAATACAAAGTGTTTTTTGTGATTTATTAGTTATAGAGTTATTTGAATTTGTAAATTATTATTTGGATATTTATATAAATGAATATATTGAAAATTTTTTACAAAAAATAAAAGAAATTGATAATAATTTTAAAATTAGTAATTTTAAAGAAATTTTAGAAAATATTGAATCTTTAAAAGAAGAGGAAGATATATTTAAAATTATTTTAAATAATAAATTATCTAGAAAATTAGATAAAAAAGAAAAAGAAAAAGCAAAAATAATTAAGATTTAAAAACAAAAATATAACAAATATCAAATTATAAATTTTTAAACAAAAAAACAAAAATAAAAAATTGCGATTGGCCAATACCATTTATTATATATTTAACATAGTTTATATAAAAAAATAAAAATTGAAAAAATTTGTTACTTGCTAATACATTTTTTTTAGTTATATGTAATGTATTGCAATATTAGTTTATACAAAAATTTGAAAACAAACTAAAAAAAACTTTGCTTTTGTTAAAAAATATAAAAAATTTTACATTTTATTATTGACATTTGTTTTTTATATTTTAAATTTTACGTATAAAATAAATTATATTTAAATTATTTTTTTTTATAGCAAAAAAAAATAAAAAGTCAATAAAAATTTTTTTAAAAAAAGTATTGACAATAAATTTTAATATATTAAAGTAGTAGTATAACTAATAATAAATGAAAGGAGCAATAAAATGAAAAATACAAAACAAACTAAAAAAGAAAAAGACTGGATCGATCTTGAATACGAAAGATTGATAAAAATTAAAAAAAATAATAAAAAAATTAAAAAAAATAATAAATAAATAAAAAAAAGTATTGACAATCAATTTTAATATGTTAAATTAAAATTAATAATAATAAGGAGAAAAAAAATGGAAAAACAAACACAACAAGACATTATGTTACAAGAAGTAAAAAAAAATTTTCGGAGATAATTTTAGTGTATATTCTACTAATTATAATAATCCATCTAGACGTTATCAATTAGAAAAAGTTCACGAAAATTCTGGAGCGAGTTGCTTTGGTAAAAATCTTTTAAAAAAATATTTTTTAGAAGCTTTGTCAATAATGTCTTTAACTTGTCATTTATTAAAAACAGAAGAAGAAAAAATAAGATTTTGGAATGAATTAACAAATAAAAATATTTTCAAATAAATAAAAAAAAGTATTGACAATCAATTTTAATATGTTAAATTAAAATTAATAATAATAAGGAGAAAAAAAATGGAAAATTTAAGTTTAAATGTAGATTTAAATGAATTAAAAAATAAAGTTATAATAAAATTTAAAGAAAATGTTAAAAATAAATTTAATATCTTTAAAGATAAAGAATTAAAATTAATGTTTTTAGATAGAAGTGATTTTATATCTTATTTTGTAGACATAAAACAATTATATAATTCTCCATATGAAGATAGTTACTTTAATTATTTGAGTTCAAAAATTATTGATTTTATAATGTATGAAGATTGCGAAAATTCTAAACAAAAATATGCTCTTAAAATTTATAATATTTTTAAAAATAGTCATAAAGAAATTATTGAATGTTTTACTGAAGTTTATTTAAGTGATTATATTAAAAATAATTTAAATCCAATAACTTATAGAAGATTGGAAAATATAATAATTTATATTTTAAGAAAAGAGCTTAATAATTTTAATGTAAGAGAGTATGTTAATTGTTTATGCAACGAATATATTAAAGAGCTTTTAGAAAAAGTACAACAAGATTATGATAAATTTAATATTGACGATATAAAAGAAAAGTTAGAAAATGTTGAATATTTAGATGAAGAGATTTTATTAAAAATATTATTAAATAATAAATTATTAAATAATTTAAATAAAAAAGAAAAAAATAAAGTAGTTAAAATTTAAAAAAATAAAAAATATAAAAAAATAAAAAAATATTGACAATCGATTTTAATATGTTAAATTAATAATACAATTAATAATAATAAAAGGAGAAATAAAATGAAAAAAAATTTTATAAAAAAATTAGAAAATAAAAACAATATTGAGATTCATAATTTTGAGTATTGTTCAAATGATTTTTGTAAAGCTTCTTTTGATATGTGTTATGTTTTTGAAAATATATCATATATTTTAAAAGTAGAAGTATTTAAAATTGAAACATATCAAGATGCAATAGAAAGAGTTATTGAAAAATTTATAATGATTAAAACTGAAGAATTAGTTGTTGAAAAAATTAAAGAACTTTATCCTGACGTATTAAGAAATTATGAGATTAATGAGATCAAAAGTATTTTAAATATTATAAATAATAATAAAAGGAGAAATAAAACAAAAAAACAAATACAAAAAGACTGGATTGATCTTGAATACGAAAGATTAATAAAAATTAAAAAAAATAATAAAAAAAGTATTGACAATTAATTTTAATATATTAAAGTAATAATACAATTAATAATAAAAGGAGAAATAAAATGGAAAATTTATTTTTAGAAACATTATTAAAATCAATAGAAAATAAAGAGTTTATAACATCAGATGCAGTTGAAGCAATAGAGGATCATATTGACTTTATTAGATATGATAAATTTTTTGAAAAAGATGAAAGGAAAGAATTAATAAAAGGTTATAAAATGTTAACAGATCAAGATATTGAGTTAATCGACTTGTTTATAAAAGAATATCAAGTTGTTAAAAAATAAAGTGAGGCACTTTATAAAAAAAGTAGAGTTATTGTCTCTACTTTTTTTCATTTAAAAAAAAGAATTTAAATTGTTATTAGATTTAGATTTAGATTTAGATTTAGATTTAGATTTAGATTTAGATTTAGATTTAGATTTAGATTTAGAATTAGATTTAGAATTAGATTTAGAATTGGATTTAGAATTAGATTTAGATTTAGATTTAGAATTAGAATTAGAATTAGAATTGGAATTAGAATTGGAATTAGAATTAGAATTGGAATTAGAATTAGAATTAGAATTGTTATTAGATTTAGAATTAGATTTAGAATTGGAATTAGAATTGGAATTAGAATTGGAATTAGAATTGGAATTAGAATTATTTTAGGTCAAGTTAGAAGGGGTATGGGAAAATTACTTTTTTGCGTGCCGCCACCTATTACGTATATCCGTGTACGCACCTGTAATTTTCAATCTTCATATATATTTTTTAAATTTTTATTTTTTTTATTTTTAATTTTTTATCTAGTTTGTTTGATAACTTATTGTTTAGAATAATTTTTAATAAGTCTTCTACATTTAAATAATCAATATTATCTAACACTTCTTTTATGTCATAAATATTAAATTCACTATCAATTTTATGTGCCTTTTCTAATAGTTCTTCAATATATTTGTTTATTAATTCATCTAAATAATCGCTTATACTAAAATTATATAAGTATTGTTCTATTATATAAGAAATAGCTAATTTTATATTTTCTATTATTTTTAACCTAATATATTTAGGTCCATATTTTTGTCTGAAAGTTTCAAAAGCTTCTTCAATTTCTTCATAATTATTTTTAAAAATAATTAAAATATTTTCTTTTATAAGATAACTGTGTCCTTTAGAAATATGATAAATTAAATGTTTGTAATCTTCATAATATAATTTTATGAATGAATTTTTAAAATTTTCTTTATATAATAATAAATCTTTAAAATTTTTATTTTTAAAATCATTAAAATTATCATTAATTGTTTTTTTAAATACATCTAAAGCAATATTTTTTAATTCACTTAATTCTAAAATATTCATATTTTTATCCTTTAATTTAAATATTTTATATATAATATCAAAATAAAATTGATTGTCAATATTTTTTTATATTTTTTATATAACACAATTTATTGTTCATATGTTATAATACATATATGAAATTTTAAATAAAAATATATATTTTTTAACATAAATATATATATAAAAAATATTTTTTTTAAAAAAGATTTTTTTAAAAAAAATTCTAATAAAAATATATATATTTTGTATAAAAATAAATTTTTCTAAATTTAGCTAAATTTTTAAAAATTTTTAATATTTTTATGTAAAAAATTACAAATTTTTTATAAAAATAAAAATACAACAAAAATAAAATTTATATTTAATTATAAAATGTATAAGATAAAAATCAATAATATAATTTGACAAAATTATTATTTAAAATATAATGTTTATATAGATATATAGAGGATAATAAAAATGGAAGAAGAAGATTTTAAATTTCCTGAGTTTGGAAGTAAAAAAAAGAAGATTGAATATACTACACAATTATACCAATCAATAGCAATTGATTATGCAATTTATGAAGACATAATATATGTAGCAGAAAAGTTTGGTATAGATATTAAAGAAATGGAAGTTATTTTATCAAAGAAAGAATTTCAAAAGCAGTCAGAAAGAATTAAAGAACAATTAAGAAAAAAGAATATGGACCCTGAAACTTATAAAAAGAAATTGTTGGCTATGAAAGCTTTAGATGAAATATCTTATGTTGCTTTTGGTCCCGATAGTAGAAATAAATTAGGAGCATTAAGAACATTGTGCGAATTAGCTGATGAATTAGGAAAAGGAAAAGATCCAGAAGAGAATAAAAAAGAAGAAAACAAGGTTATTCTTAATATAAGAAAGGAAGGTAAAAACAATACATAAATAATGTATTTATTATATTTAAATAAAATATACAAAACTAACATAGATGGAGAGATAAAATGAGTTTTGATGTAAAAAAAGTTATAGAAGAATATAATTCTATAACAGATGAAGAAGAAAGAAAAAACTTCATAAAAAAAATGAAAAACGAAGCTGATAATAATTCAGGTTATTCATTAGAAGAAATTGAAGTTGGAGAAACTGTATATAATTTTGTTTTTGAGCACAATAAATTAAGTTGTATAATGGGGCCTGTTGGTTCAGGTAAAACTGTTGGTTCTGTATTGAAAATATTTTTATACATGCAAGCAATCAAAAAAGGTAAAGGAGGTAAAAGAAGAAGTCGTTGGATTGTAGTTCGTAACACTAGAGTTGACTTAAAAGCTACAACAATTAAAACATTTTTACAATGGATGCGTCCATATGGAACATATTATGAAAGTAAAATGTTATTTAAAGCAAAGTTTAATGATGTTGAAGCAGAAGTTTTATTTTTAGCTTTAGATAATAAAAAAGATGTAGGAAAATTACTATCGTTAGAATGTACTGGTATTTATTTTAACGAATTAAGTAAAATTGAACCTGTAATTTATACTACTGCTTTACAACGTATTGGTCGTTACCCTTCAAAACATGCAGATGGAGCAGGTGCATTTTTTGACATGGAAAAAGTTGAAGAGTTAGGTATAATTGTTGATAAGAGTAAAAATGAAATAAATGAATTTGGAGAAATTGAATATCAAATGTCATGTATTTTTGCTGATACTAACCCTCCAATGATGGGTTCGTTCTATCAAAAATTATTTGAAAAAGAGTTAGTTGATGAGCATGGTAAAGATATTAACCCTTCTGATTTTAAATTATATAGACAACCTTCTGGTTTAAGTCCTAATGCAGAAAATATTAAAAATTTAGAAGCTAATTATTACGAATATATTGTAAGAAACTCTCCATCACAAGCTATTATTGATACACAAGTTCATGTTAAATATGGTATTGGAGAAACTGGTTTGGCAGTATATGGAAATTTTTTCAACAGAGATTATCATTGTGCTCACGGTTTATATGAAAAATTTTATTTAAATGAAATGTCTAAAAATTGTAAATTGTTAGTAGGTATGGACTTTGGTTTAAATCCTGCTTGCGTAATAGGTCAATTTATAGAAAATAAATTATATCTTTATGATGAGTTATACACTAAAGACGATTCTAAAATGGGTTTAGAAGAATTTATGAAGAAAAAATTCTTGCCATTACTAGAAAAAAAATATTATAAATTTTTTAAAAACAGAAATAATGTATTATTTTGTGTTGACCCTGCTGGTAATCAAAATCAACAATTAACTGGAACTTCATTATTAAGGGAGATTAGAAGTTATGGTTTTGATGTAAAATATCAAGATAATAATAGAATAGCACCTCGTCTTGAAGCTGTAAAAGCATTTTTAACTTTAAATGAAGGAAAGTCAAGTATTTTTTTTGATACAAAAATGGATTGGACTATTGCTGGTTTGGCAGGAAATTATTATTTTAAACAATCTAAAAATGGACTTGAAGATATTCCATTTAAAAATGAATATTCACATATTCAGGATGCGCTTCAATATTTATGTAAATTTTTAAAAGAGCAAAGAAACAGAAGATTTACAGAAATTGACAATTTTAATCCACCAGTTTATAATGTAATGAATAATATTGCTGATAAAAAAGCAGGATATTAATTTTAAGGAATAAAAATGAGTAATGGTTTTGATAAAGAAATAAGTAGTACAAAAGATATAATGTTATCAGATCAGAATGAAAAGTATTCTGAAATAAGTAATTATTTGTCTGGAAAATTTTCAGAATATAAAAATAAAAGAAAAGAAACGGAATATAAGTGGCTTCGTAATCAAAGGCAATATGATGGTAAGTATGAGCCTGAAGTTTTAAAAAGTATTCAACCTGGTAGATGTAGTTTATATAATCCTGTAACTACTAAAAAAGTTAATGAATTTAAGTCAAGAATGTTTGAGTTAGTAATTCCTGATGGAGATAGAAATTTTGGAATTAAAATAGATAATAATCCTTCTTTATCAAAAGAAGATACTGATTTAATTTTAGAAAAGTTAAATGAAAGACAAAAGCAAAGTTATCAACAATATATGCAAGCAATACAATCTGGACAGCAACCACCAGAATTGTTTGAAGTAACAGAAGATATAATTAAAGAAGAGATTAAAAATTTAGCTTTAACAAGAGCTAAAAATATGGAAGATACAATTGTAGATCAACTTGTTGATTGTGGATATACTGAAATTATGTCAAAGGTAATTTTCAGTGGTGCGATTTATGGAACTGGTGTTATTCGTGGTCCTTATTATATTGCTGAAGATAAAATTAAATTTTATACTGATGAATTTGGAAATTGGACTTCTAAAAAAGTTACAGTTGGTCGTCCATATATTGAATACTGCAAAGTTTGGGATTTTTTTCCTGACATGGATGCTAAAAGTCAAGATGTAATGGATGGAGCATTTTTTTATCATACAATGACAAAACAAGATTTAGTATCTTTATCTAAAAGAGATGATTTTTTAGGAGAAAACATTAAAGATTACATTTCATTAAATAAAAAAGGAAATTTTGTTTATGAGTGGTATGAAACTGCTTTATATAGTTCTGGTAAAGAAAGAGCATTATATGAAAATAACAAATATCGTGTAGTTGAATATTGGGGTTCAGTGCCTGCTTATATGTGTAAAGATATATTTGATGATATTGAAGAAGATCAAGAATTAGTAGAAGTTAATGTTTGGATGATTGATAATATAATTATAAAATGTATTAAAAATCCTTATGAAAGTGGTAGAAGACCTTTTAGATTTTATAATTTTCAATCTACAGAGGCTCAGTTATTAGGGTATGGTGTAACGGATTTAATTGAAGAATTACAAGCAGGTTTGAATGCTGTTCATAGAGCAATTCATGATAATATTGCATATATTGCAGGTCCAATTATTGAAATGAATGAAGAATTGATTCCTGCTGGTCAGAAAATTGATAGATTATTTCCAGGTCAAATAATTCATAGAATTGGTATTGGTCAAGAAGCTCAGGCAAGAGTTTTACAAGATATTCAGGTAAATAGTCATATCGGAGAATTGATGGAGATGTATAATACTTATTTAGAGGCAATTGATGATGTTACCTCTATTAAGGCAATTATGTCTGGAGATATGACAGGTCAAGCTACTCTTGGTAGAAGTGCTTCTGGTATCTCTCAAATAATGGGTGCTGCTGCTATTGTTTTAAGAGATTTAGCTAAACAGTTTGATTTTTTTAATCAACCAATTATTGAAATGTTTGTTGAATGGAATATGATGTTTAATGATGATAAAAATATTAAAGGTGATCATAAAGTATATGCAAGAGTATCTACTGAAATTATTGATAAAGAACTTAAATCTCAGTATTTAAGTAATATGATTATGCAAATGGCACCAGAACAAAGAGAATATGTTAATTGGAAAGGATTGTTAAAGAAACAGTTATTAATGAAAAATATAGATCCAGATACTGTATTATTAACAGATGATGAATATAAAACATTACAATCTAATAAACAAGCTCAAATGTCACAAGAACAGGCTATACAACAACAAATAGCACAACAAAGAATTCAAAATGAAACATTAAAAATTCAAAGTGATGCTAACTTAAAACAAGCTAAGATTTATGAAATTCAAAATAAAACTGATATTGCAAAATCAAAAGATCAATTAGATCATATTAAGGCATTAGCACAGGTAAATAAAGACAATAAATTAGCAGAACAAAAAGATAATGAATTAAAATACAAAGTGTTTAATGATGAACTTAATAGAAGTGAAGATTTTATTGGAAAAATGATGGATTCAAAATCACAAGATAATAAATACAAAAATAATGGAGAAAATCAATCTGAAAATAATGGAGAAAATAAATGAACTTAAGTAATGAAGAATATTTTAGATTTATAAATAGATTAGATGAAAATACTTTAGAAGGTATTAAATTTTTATTAAAAGAAAATAAAGAAAAAACATCTTCAAAGTTTTTATCATGTGAAAACGAAAAAGAATTATTTAGAATTCAAGGTCAATTAAACTCTTATGAAGAAATGATTAAATTAATTGAAAGAATAAAAGAAGATAAAATTAGAAAAAAACAAGAATTTTTTAATAATTGATATTTAAAATATTTTAAACACTTGACAAAAAATATTTTTGTATTTATTATATAAAAAATATAGATATAGAGAAAAAATATGAATGAAAAAGAAAATATAAGTTTAGAAGAATTATTTGATGAAATAGAAGCTACTGTAGATGATAATTTAACTGAAATTAAACATAATACAACTGATTCTAAAGGTTTAGTTTCAGATTTTGAAGAATTAAAATCTAAAGAGCAAAATAAAGAAGAGGATAACAAGCAAGAAACAGAGCATAAAGTTGAGTCTGTTGAAGAGTCTGATGTTGAAAATGCTCCTGAAATTAAAGTTGAAAAAGATTCTGAATCTAAAGTTGAAAAAGATTCTGAATCTAAAATTGAAAAAGCTCCTGAAGCTAAAACTGAAAAAATTCCTTCTATTGAAGATATTAAAAAAATATTTGAAGAAGAAAATAGAAGAAAGGAAGAAGAAAGATTAGCTAAAGAAAAAGCAGAACTTGAAAGAATAGAGCAAGAAAGAATTGCTAAAGAAAAAAAGGAAGCATTAAATAATGAAATTAACTTTGATGGAAGTAGTGTTTTAACTGAAGAAGAAAAAAAAGTTATTAAACAGGTTGAGGAAGATTATCCTGAGATAAAAAAAGTATTAGACAGTTATGAAAAGAAAACAAAAGCTGTTAATGAAAAAAGAATTGAGTTATATGTCAGAAGTGCTGTTGAGCATGTATTTAATGAAATTACAAGGGTTTATGGGCCATTATTTCAAGATTATATTCAACAAAAAGAGCAAGTTATATCTAATAGATTTAGAGAAGCTCACCCTGACTTTAACGATGATATGAGTAAAGATTTACAAAATTGGATAAATTCTTATCCAGAAAATTTAAAAAAAGGTTTAGAAAATGCATTCAATGGAAACATTGAAGATAAAATTAAGGTTGTTGAAATGTATAAACAATTTAAAGGAATTGGTAAGGTATCGCAAACAAATATAGAGCCTGCTAAAATTCCTGTTAATGATAAAAAGATTGAAGATAAAAAGAAAGCATTAAGTCCAGTTAATTCAAAGACAAATGCTTCCAAAATGTTAAGAGATGATGAAGAGATTATAGACAAGTCAAAATTATTTGATGAAGTCTAAAAAGAATAGATATATAGAAAAGTTAAAATATAGGTAATTTTTTTAGGAGAAAATATGAACACTTATACAAGTTTATCACAACGTACAAACGTTTGGGCTGTTAAAAAACTTTTAGTTAATATGCAACCATATATGCATATTCAAAATTTAGCAGGTCAAAATGCACAACCATTACCTGAAAATACTAATTCTACTATATCTTTCCGTAGATATTTAGATTTCGCTGTTAATGATACGCCATTAACAGAAGGTACTACTTCAGATAATTATCAGGATTTAAACAAAGAAGATTTTACTGTTTCAGTTCAACAATATGGTGCTTATACAACTCTTTCTGATAAAGCATTGTTATTAATGGAAGATCCAGTTTTAGAGCAAACTATATCTAGAATGGGTATTCAGGCTGGTAAAACTGTTGAAACAGTTGGTTGGAAAGTTTTATCTACTTGTCCTAATGTAATTTTTGCAGGTGGTGTTGCTTCTGCAAGTTTAGTAAATTCTGTTTTTACAATTGATGATATTCGTTCAGCAGTATCTGTTCTTTTAAACAATAATGCAGAAAAAATTTCTGATGCAGTTGATGCAACACCAAAATTCAATACTGTTGGTTTACCTGAAAGTTATTATGCTTTAATTCACCCAAATCTTCTTAAAGATTTAAGACATTTGAATGCAAGTGCTGCTGGTAAATCAGACGACTATATACCTGTTGAGAAGTATTCTCAAACTGCTCCATTATTGAAAGGTGAAGTTGGTAAGGTTGAAGATGTTCGTTTCTTACAATCTACTCTTTATACACCAACATTAGGTGGTGGTGCTCCTTCTACAACTGTAAGAAATACAGGTGGAAATGCAGACCTTTATAACATTGTTATTATAGGTAAAGATGCATATTCTACTGTTGCTGTTAAAGGTGTTTATTCTGCTGAAATTAACGTTTCCGCTGATATTGCAACACCTGATAACCCTTATAAAGCAAAAAGAAGTATTTCTTGGAAATTATGGTATGCAATTGTAATTACTAATCCTCGTAATTTAGTAAGAATTGTTACTGCTTGCTCAAAATAATAATTGAGTAAATATAAAAAGGAGTGGAAACACTCCTTTTTTTATTTGACAAAAAAGTTTTTATTTTATATTATTATATTATTATATTTAATTTTTAAAGGTTATTATTATGGCTTATTTAAAGAATGTTGCAACAATATCAATAGGAAATGATGGTTCATATATTGTTACTATTGATCCAGATTGTTACATGGATGATGAAGACAATGATATTTATGTAGATTCTGATGATATAGTTTTTACTGCTAAAAGTATGGAAGAATTAAAGGGATTGTTAGAAGAAAATTTATCAAAAGTAAAATTTAAATCTTCTCAAGAGGTTTTTGATAAAATAAAAGTTTAAACAAAATATAGCATATAGATAAGGAGATAAAAATGGCTACAAAAAAAGAAAATGTACTTGATGATTTTCAAGAAGATGATAAGATTTCTAAAGAGTATGAGGCTAAAATTAGAGCTAAAATTTTAAAAGAAATTGAAGAAGAACAAAGACGAAAACAATTAGAAGAAGAAGAAGAAAATAAAAAGAAAAAATTATGGGGGTATAATATTACACTTTCTCATGCAAATTATTTTGCATTACATAAAAAAGCAGAATTTTGGATAAATGGAGAAGTATGGGTTGTTCCTGAAGGAGTTCCAACAGATGTACCAGAAGCTGTTGTTTGGATTATTGAAGATCATTGTGAGAAAAATAAAAATAATCCAACTTCTATTATGTATAGATGTGTTAAAAATAAACCAATATATAAATAAGGTATTTTATGAATATTAGACAAATCTTTCAAAATGCTAGATTATTAGTAAGTGATGTTCAGCATAGTACAAATAATTCAGATTCTGATACTTTTGTTCAAGATAGTCAGTTGTTAAATTTTTTAAATGATGGAATAACTTATTTTGATTTTTTGACAGGAATTGAAAGATTTGCTTATGAAGATGGAGATTTTACAATAAATGTTGTAGCAGGTACTGATTTATATACATTACCTCCTAATATTGCAAAAATTGACACAGTTCAGTTAGAGAATGGAAATAATAAAATTTTGTTAGAAGAAGTAGCTTATGAAAATATAGTTACTAACAGACTTTTATTAACTCCAAATGATCAGTATTTAACACTAAATTTAAGAGGTGATCCTGTTTATTATAGTTTAGATTATGATGATCAGAAAATAAAATTATTTCCAATTCCTTCACAAAATTGGACTTTAAAAATGAGAGGTACATATTATCAAACAATATTTACTCAATCTGATTATAATAAAACAGTACCATTTCCTGCTAAATTTCATCAAGCATTTGTTTATTATTTAGCTTCAAGAATGACAGAAATTATTGATTTTGATGTTTTTGATATAAAAATGTCACAATATTATATGTCCAAATTTAATGAAATTGTTAGAATGGCTAAATTAGAACAATCTAAATTAGAAAGACAAAATGCAATATGGACTAATGGAGCTTACAATGTCTAATGATCCAAGTTTAAAGCTTAATTATTTTAGTGGCATAAATAATTTACAAGACCCAATGTTACTAAACATTGATGAGCTTGTTGATGCTTTAAATGTTGATATTAACAGAAAAGGATTAATACAGACAAGACCAGCATTAAAAAAATATAAAAATTGTACAGACGGACATTCTATTTTTTCAGATGGATATAATATTTTTTATATTGATGATGATAATTTATATAAAATAGTTAATGATCAAAGTATTTTAATTGACACTGGATACAAAGGACTTACAACAAGATTTTTAAAAGATAATGCAACTAAAAATTTATTAATATCTAATAATAAATTTATTAGAAGATATAAAAACAAAATTTATAACATAACTCCTCAAACATTTAATAATAAATCTTTAAGAATATCATATGGAAATAATGGAGGTTTCCCTGCTGGAAGATATTTAATTAGTTTAACTTTTTTACATGATGATGGAATTGAAGGTGGTACTAATTCTTCAGCTATAGCAAATGTAACATATAATAATTCAAGTATAATCATTAGCAATATAATGAAAACTAATGATATAAATATAAATAAAATTAGAGTTTATATTTCAGATTTAAATGCAAGTACATTAAAACATTATGCAGATTACGATGTTGATGTAAACAGTATAACAATTAATTATACAACTCAATTAGGAAATTTCTTAACAACATTTAATAAAGATCCTATATTTCCTGGAGAACTTATTGAAAAATATAGAGGTGTTGTTTTTACAGCAAAAGATAATTTTATTTATTTAAGTGATCCATTATCTTATACTACAAATGGAAATTATTTAGAATTTGAAAGTAACATAACATTACTTATAGCTGTTTACGATGGGTTATATGTAAGTGATGAACATAATCTTTATTTTTTATCAGGAGATAATCCTCTTGATTTAACAAGAACTTTAATATATAATGCTTCAGCAATAAAACATACTAGTTCAAGAAATATTATGACAAACGATGTATTCTTCTTTACAAACAAAGGACAAATAGTAGCAACTAATAGTGGAAAATTTGAAAACTTAACTGAAAGCAAATTTTTACCAGATAAAGATTTATTATTTGGTGCATCTACTATAATGTATCATAATGGTATTAGAAAAATTATAAATAGTTTTAAAACAGGAGAAAAAAACCAAGCATGCTTTGGTGATTGGATTGAAGCAAAAATTATTAGGAATTGACAAAATATTATTTTATATATAAAATTAAAAAAATATTTATTACATAAGGAATTTAATATGAAACAAACAAATTTTGCATTACAAGGAACATATATTTTTAAATGCGAAGATGCTAATGGCAAATTAAAATGGATTGAAGAAGCACACAACATAATTCCAAATGAAGGATTAAATGCCTTTTTACAAGTTTTTTTTGGAAAAATGTCTGTAATTCCTAACTTTTATATTGGAATATATTCAGGAAACTATACGCCACAAGCAACTGATACTATGGCAACTTTCCCTACAAACGCAAACGAATTTTCTTCTTTTTCAGAAACTACAAGACAACAATTCGTTATACCTGCTTCAATTTCAGGTACAAGTGTTGATAATAGTGCTTCTCCTGCTGTATTTACTGCAACAGCAGCAGGAACAATTTATGGTGGTTTTTTATCAACCAGTTCTGCAACAAATGCTACAACAGGAATTTTATTAAGTGCAATGAAATTTAGTTCCTCAAAAACATTAGCTATTGGAGATAAATTATCAGTTTCTTATGGTGTAACTGCTTTAAGTTCTTAATATGAATAATTATGAATTATCAATTTTCAATTAGTTTTTCAGGAGAAGCTGAATTAAGTATAATTTGTCAAAAATATTTATCTTTTGCAAAAACAAAAGCAATAAATATTGCTAAAGAAAGAAAAACTAATTTTAATAAGATAATTCAAATTTCAGATTTTTATAAAGGTAATATGGTGCAAGTATCTATAAAGATAAATGCAATATTACCTTTTTTAAATATAAATATAAAATGTGAATATTTAAAATTTGCAATATCAAACGATGGATTATCTATAATAGATATTAATGGTAAAGATACAGAAAATAAAGGTGTTTTTTATTATTTTTATGAAAAAGATAGTACAGATGGATTTATTCCTTTTAAAAAATTATTCAGAAGTTCTGAAATAAAAACTTCATATGATTTTCAAAAAACAAATCAAGGTAATTTAATAAATCAAACTCACTTTTTATCAGGAAGTCAATATTCAGGTCAAATGATGACTGAAGTTCAAAAAATTTTAGGAACTAATGATTTAGATATAAAATATCGTTTTGATTATTATGAAACAAATGGAATATATACTAACAATCAAGGTAAAAAATATTTAATTACAATAAATACTTCAGGAGTTTATTATAAAGAATTATCTGTTATTAATAATATTGCAACAGGAGATAATACAAATAATGACGCAATAATGTTATTAAGTACACAAGAGTTTTATCAAGGATTTTGTCTTTCAGTAACTCAAGGATGGAGTTTTACAAAAAAAGGTGATGCTGCTGTAAACACTACTTATTTTTTTGATGGAACTAAAATTACAGGACAGGTTTATTTAATACAATTTTCTGAAAGTTATGATAGTGAAAATAAAATGATTTTAAATGCCACAATTCAAAAAATTCAAGAAGGTATTTTAATAAATCATGAATATTTTAATATACTATCTCCAATAATTGGTAATTTAATGGATGATCAATTTTTCCAAAATCCTGAAGTTTTAACAAATTCTACATATTCTCAAACTCAAAAGTCTCCACTACACATTACTTCTATAGGAAATGTTGTTGATATTTATTATGTTGATGATAATGAATATATATGTCCTATTTCTGCTTGGTTTGATAATAATGATGATTTAAAAATATATAATTATTATTTTAAAAAAACATATAAATTACCTTTAACTAATTCTACATCAGGATTTAATGATGTTAATGATTTTTATAAATTTGGTTTTTTAAAAGAAGGTAATTTAACAATTAATAATTATAATTTAAATACTAGTCCTATTTTTTACAATTTTACAATAAAACATGGTTTAATGATTAATGATGACATGTCTTTATTGGTTGAAGATAATTTTGGTGATTATGATAAAGAATTTGAAGTAAAAATTGAAAATGGTATAAATTTTGATAATTTTAATTATCAAGTTATTAATGGAGTATATCCAAATCTAACACCATATATTAATGAAAATTATTCATCAATAATAAAACAAATAAAACAATACATAAATGATTATAAAAATTATTATAACATGTATATAGATAATTTTTTAAATTATTCTTATAAAGCAGTTCAAGAAAATAATAATATTTATAAATCTTATATGGTTCCTGATTATATAGATTTTAAAAATCAAGTCGATAATATAAATCATTTTTTAGATATAAATGATCCTGATAATAATTATGATAGAATTGGAAGTTTTACTGAACTAATTACTTTAAATAAATTAGAAGATATTCCATTATATAATATTAAATTTTTACCTTATTTATATCATATAAATAATAATATGCTATCAATATTTAACACATTTACCCCAACATATTTTGCTAATATTTTATCAACATTCAATACAATAAATAATACTCTAATGTCAATTGTTAATGATGCTTATAATTATAAAAATTTAATATTATCATTTTTTAACGATTTTTATAAATTCACACAACAAAATAAAGATTTTTCTAAAATTGATTTTTACGAATTATCTTCAAAAATTGCAATTATAAATTCTTATTTAAGCAATATATCTTCAATTCATAATTCATATAATACTCAAATAAACTTAATAAATTCCTTAATATCTTCATTAAATAGTTTTTATCAAAAAATAAAAGAATATAATGATACTATTATAGATTTAAAAAATACTAATTTTAAAGGTTATCTTGGTTTTACTTTTGACCAAGTTGCTACTGTTCAAGTAGGAAATTCTCCTACAACACAAATTTATGATAATTATTTTTTAGCTCAAAAAATTTATAACATAATAATTACCGAGAAAGTAAAAATAAAAAACTCAAAAATGACTAATTTTTCATTTTTATTTAACTATTCATGTAGAAATTCATTAACAGTTTATAAAAAAGAAGTATCAATTCCTGATTATTATGTTATAAATCATGAAGATATTGGAGCAACTTTAAATGAAATTGATATAAAAAGAAACGGAACAAAAACAAATAAATATTCTCTTGTTAAGAGTAACGAATTTGCTTTATTTAAAAGAACAGATACATATTATAATAGTGTATTACAAAGTCAAACAGATTATTCATTAGTTGATTCATTTTATAACAAAAAAGATTTTACATTTTATGATTATAATAACAATCCTTTAAATTTTACATTTGGAGATATTTATGTTAATTTAGGAAACCAAAGATATTTTTATGATAATTTAGATAATTATGCTGAATTAATTGATCAAGATTTTACAACAACAACAATTCCTTTAAATTATACTAAAAATAAAGTTTCTAATGTTTCTTGTGTATATACATATGATGATTATAATTATACAAATAATATAAAACAGATAACAAATAATTTAAATTTATATAATGAAAATAGCGATGATATTATTAATATAAATAGTCCAATTATAAATGATAACAGAATTATATTAAAGTTTTTTGAAAAAAATCCTAATTTTACATACAATGATTACTATAAAGATATAATTTCCAATGATGGAGTTTTATATTTTAATTTTATAAAAGATGCTGAAAATTATAAATATGTTATATCAAGTAATTTTTTAGGATATAGAGATAATTTAATTACTTTGACAAACATTACTGAATACTCTATAATAAATAATAATTTTGTTAACTTTATTGGTATTCCATTTTAAAAAAGAGATTAAAATATGAGTTATTCGTTTCCATCAAATACAATTGTTCAAGCAGCTATGTATGGAACATATAGTGGACTTGGAAATAATTATTTTTTGTTATTTTACAATTCAGGACAACCTTGTACTGATGTTAAATATCCAAATTCTTTTATAATATCTCAATACGAAAAAGATAATTTTTCTAACGCAACAGTTTATAATACTGTAATGTCAAGATATACAAATATATTAAATAATTCTGTAATAAAACATGCAGGTGGAACTGGAAATACAGAAGAAATTTATATTAATTATGTTATTCCTATTACTGGAATTTTTTTAGCAATAGAAGCATTTTCTGGTGGAGATTTATATAATTCTCCTTCTGGTCAATATATTTTACAATATGTTCAATTAAATGTTATTCGTGGATATAATGGAACAACTATTCAAGATGATTTAGTTTCACAAACAGAATCAACAATATATATATTACCAAATAGTATCACATATCCTGTTTCTACTAATGATGTTTTAACATTATCAGAAAATGTATCAAATTATGCTAAATATCCATTTTCTGTTAATGATAATTTAACAATATCAAATAATATATCAAATTATTCAAAACTAATAACATTTTTAAGTGATATTATTCATTTAACTTCTAATTCACTATTATTAAGTGGAAATGTTTTAAGAACAATAATTAATGATTTTATAACATTAAGAAATCAAAATGAAAAATTAAAAACTATTTATAATACAATTATTGCTGACACAATATATTTGTTTAATAATGCATTATGTTATGACTGGACTACTACTTTTAGAATTTGTAATGAATTTATTATGTTAAAAAATTATGATAGAGAATCTATCAGAGTAATGATAAAAATTCTTGAAGTAATTTTAAATGATTTTGTTTTATTTAGAAATAATACAAATATTAAAACTTTATTTCAAACAAAAATAAATGATCAAATTTTTTTAAATTCATTATTTGATACTTATAAATATTCTGTTATTCTTATTCAAGAAGAGTTTAATATAAATTCAGATATAAATAGTAATGCTATATTTCAAGAATTTTTAATAGATTACTTTAGAACAAGTATTTTATTAAATATTGGTGAAGAACTTTTTGAAGTGTATGCTATTAATTTAGAAAACAAAGCATTAACAAGATATGATAATTATGAATTTAATTCTTATGCTTCATTAAAAAATAAAACATATGGAATAAAAAAAGATGGAATTTATATTTTAGATGATAAAGATGGAGAAGAAGTTGTAGAATCAGCATTTAAAACAGGTTTTTTAAATTCATTTTCAGATAAAGACATTAATTCAGGAATTGATAGAAGAAAAATGGAAAGAGTTGCATTATTAAGATTTAAAAATGATGGTTCTTCAATAATGAGAATTTATTCTGATGATGGAAAAATATTTGACTACAATTTAAATACAGTATATAATGGTCAACAAAGTGAAGTAAAGTTTGGTAGAGGTCTTAGAGGTACAATATTCCAAATTGAATTTGAAAATACAGGTAAATTTGATTTATTAGGTGGTGAAATTATTCCTGTAATTCTAAAAAGAAGAGTTTAAAGGATTTATTATGTTTAATTCTGTTTTTAATGAAGCACAAAGTTTTATAGAGCAAGGTAAAATGTATGCTAATCAAGCTATTGATAGAGCTATGCAAGATGTAGATCGTGCTATAACAATAAGTGATAATGCTCAATTATTACCATTCAGTAGTTCTATTACTTCTTCTAATTATAGTACTAATAATTTTATTGTTACTCCATTTACAAAAAATGATATACCTCAAATAGATAATAATTTTTTAATTGCAAAAAAATATTTAGATGAATGGATTGCAAAATTCAATCTTATTATGAATAGTTATTTCAAAAATATTTTAAGTTTTAATATGGGAGAAAAAGCTATTCAAGATATATTAACTTATGGGTATATTATTAAACAAAGTATATCTAATCAAATTATATCAAGAGCAATGGATACTGAAAGCTCAAAATTAAAAACAAATAATGAAAAAATTACATTAGAGTTTTTAAGTAAAGGATATACAATACCTAATTTTATGTTATTAAATAGATTAGATCAAGCTAATCAACAATATAATGAAGCAGTAAGTCAAATTAATAGAGATTTAGCTATTAAATTACAAGAATTACAAACAGATATGACTAAGTTTTCTATTGATAAAGCATTAGATTTATTACCTAAATGTGTTCAGATAGCAAGTCAATTTTCTTCTCAATATGCTCAAATATTTAGTTATGGTGTAGAAAGTGCTAAAGCTTATATTCAAGGTTTAGCAGCAGTAAATGATAGTATAAGAATTTATGAAGATACAGTTTTAGATTTATCAAAAGTTCAAATAGAACATATTGAAAAAGATAGAAGATATGATTTAGATAACAAATCTAAACAAGCAGAGTTTAATTTACAAAAAATAGAATTAAATACAAAAACTACAATAGCAGGAGTTGAAGCTTTAACAAGAATTGGAACAGCAGGTCTTCAAGCTCAACAATCAATTATTAATTTAACAGCAGCAGGTGTTCAAACATTTGCAGGATAAGGAGAAAAATATGTCAGATGATCAATTTTTAACAACAAATAAACCTTCATTTAACTCTCAAGGATTAGCTTCACAAGCTTATAATTCTTTATATATGGGCGCACAAAAATTAGGTCAATATGTTCCAACATTTAATTTTAATACTGGATCATTTATGAATGGAACTAATTCTGAAGCATTAAATAATTTAATTGAAGGTGGGTATAAACCATTATATGATGCAAATGGAAATTTTTCAGGAAAAGTTATAGGTCAAAATCAAATACAACAAAACAAACCTACTGTTACTAATTTTAGTAATATTGCATTACCAACATTAAAATCAAATTATCAAATGCCTAATGCTCCTGTTGCTGAAAATATATCTTATATTAGTCCTTATCAATTTAAAAATAACAATAATGTAAATGCTTTAGGTTTATCTCAAAATTATATTAGAAGTGCTGGACAATATAATCCTGTTGTTAATCAAGATGCTTTTAATCAAAGACAAATTCAAAATGATAATTATAATTATATAGATAATGAATATAGAGGGCAACATCTTAATGATTTTATTAATGCAGGAAGTTTAGCTGATTTTTTTCGCGCTGCTATTTTAGGTCATCAAGATAGAGCAGATATGGCAAGAGCAACAGATTTATTAAAACAAAATAATCAATTAGCAGCAAATAATATTGAAAATATTAATAATACTTCATTGCAAAATATTGAAAATATGAGATCAACTGGTTTAGGTTTAGGTCAAATTGCAAATAACCAAAATCAAATTGAAAATAATTTTCAAGAAGCACAAGCCAAAAACTTACTTGATACTGCTAATTTTAATTTAAATGCAAGTAGAGAAAAATTTAATGAAGCTAATAGTTCATATCAAAATCAATTAAATGCACAACAAATCCAACCTCAATTAGAATTTATAAATACAATTAGACAGTTGAATGCAAATCCTATTGTATTAAACTCTCAACAAGCTGCTAAAGTAGCTCCTTTATTAGGAACTGATTATAATTTAGTATTACAAAAAGCTGGCGGTGATGCAAATATTGCAAATTCAATGATTTCTAATGAATATAATAAGTCTTTAGCAATGAATGCATTGTCGAACTTAAAACTACAACAAGGTAATTTACCTGTTGGTAATGCTCCTGCTGAAACAACATATACTTATGATTCTTCAACAGGTTCTCCAAAACTTGAAGTTAAAGGAAGTACAAATTCAGTTTTACAAGCAATGAAATCGTTTCCAAGTTTAATACCTCAAACAAGTCAAGGAATTCCTGTTACTCAAAATGGTTCAACAATAGTAAAATAAATTTTATAAATTGACTTTTATTAAATATCCTTATATAATCTATAAAAATATAAGGATATTTTTATGATTGATTTTTCTAATATAACACTTCCAGACCCAAATGATTATTATAAAATGACAGATGGGTCTTATAAATTAAAAAGCGAAGTAGATAACGATCCAAATACAATACATGTTGATCCAAATGCTGGTTATTTTTCTTCTGAGGGTTCTCAATTATTACATGATTTAAAAGCTTCTGCATATGGTCTTGGTGGTGTTATTACTGGTAATCAAGATTTAATTAATAGAGCAAGACAAGAGCAAACAGTATCTAATTTATATACAAAACCTTATGATAGTGTAAAAGGTGTTAGTGGTATTGCTGATGTTGCTAAATTAGCAGGTCATTATATAATTCAAGGATTACCTCAAATTGGATTAGCTGTTGCAACTGGTGGAATTGGTTCAGTAGGAGCACAAATTGCTAATAAAGCAGCAGGTGCAATTGTTACTGATGCTTTAGCTTCAAAAATTGGTTCTTATGCAGGTCAATTTGCTGTTAATTCTGCTATTAGTGGTGGACAAGCTGCTGCAAATGAATATACAAATGGAAACCCAAATGATGCAGTTAAAAATGCGTTAATATCTAGTGTTATAGGTGGTATTGCAGGAACATTTGCAGATCAGCAAATGTTAGGTAAAATAGCTCAAAGACAAGGTATATTGCCTAATGCATTATTAGGAGCAGGATTTAATGCTGGTTTAGGTGTAGCTCAAACAGGAATTACAAATGCATTAGAAGGTAAAGAAACTACAAAATCTGAACTTTTAGATAGTGCTTTGAGCGGTGGATTACTAGGTGGAGCATTCGGTGCATTTAATGGAATTAACAGTAATAAAAATAAAGAAAAAACAGATAATAATATAACACCAGAAATTAAAACAGAAAATATTACAGATAACAATTCAAAACCAAATGAAACATTAGAAAATGTTTTTGATAATACTATAAAAAATGAAGATCAAAATCAAGTATTACCTGAAAATAATACTATAAAAAACGAAGATAAAAGTCAATCTTTATCTGAAAATAATACTATAAAAAATGAAGATAAAAGTCAATCTTTAACTGAAAATAATACTATAAAAAATGAAGATAAAAGTCAATCTTTAACTGAAAATAATACTATAAAAAATGAAGATAAAAGTCAATCTTTAACTGAAAATAATACTATAAAAAATGAAGATAAAAGTCA